GGTTTAAACCAATCCACAGCACCTTGTCTATTGTAGCATTTTGTCCTTGGAGAGGGACTCTAATAACTACTACTTTATAATACGAGGAGGTTTATCATGAAAAGGAGAGTAAGTACAGCGAAAAGAATCGTTGCTGTAGCCTTGGCTGCTACGGTTGCGGTTTCTTTGACCGGCTGCAAGAAAAGAAAAAACACCAACGATACGACGAGCTCGGATGTGACCACGAGCCAAAGTCAGGCTGCGGTTCCGGAAACACCGGAAGTAACTGCCACGCCTGCACCGACCGCCACGCCCGCTGAGAGCACCGATAAGAAGGACAATACCACCAGCGAGCCGACTAAGACAGAGAAGCCGAGCACCGGCACTTCGACTTCCGGCGGGACGACAAAACCGGCGGCGACAAAACCGGCGGCGACAAAAACACCAGCACCTGCTCCGGCAGCTACTCCGGCTCCTACCGCAAAGCCTCAGGTAAAATACACCTTCACGGTTCGCCGTCATGAGGCGACCTGCACCACGCAGGGCTACGATGAGCATATCTGCCATGAGTGGGGCGGTATGAACTACAATGACCGTTTTGTTCCGGCAAAGGGACACAGCTGGGATGGCGGTACAGTCACGAAGGCTGCTACTTATACCGAGACCGGTATCAAGACCTTCAAGTGCAAGGAATGCGATGAGACGCGCACAGAGAAAATCCCGTCTCTCAACAAGACCTATCATATCAAGAGCGTTGTTGCTCCGACCTGCACCGCTGAGGGTTATACCATCTATGAGTGCAACGAAGTCCCCGGTCTGACCTATAAGGGCGATTACAAGGCAAAGCTGCCGCACGCCTACGATGCCGGTAAGGTCACAAAGCCTGCTACCATCTACGAGAAGGGTACGAAGACCTTTACCTGCACTTCCTGCGGTGCTACATACACGGAAGATATCCCGATGGTCGAAAAGACCTGGCATAAAGGTAATACGGTAGTGCCTACCTGCACAGAGAAGGGCTATACCATCTACATCTGCGACCAGGATTCCGCTCTGACCGAAAAACGCGATTATACGAATGCACTGGGGCATGCCTGGGATACCGGTACAGTCACAACGGCAGCGACCTGTACGACAGCTGGCGTTAAGACCTATACCTGCACCCGTAATGGCTGCAATGAGACTAAGACCGAGGAAATCCCGGCTCTGGGCCATAAGTGGGATGATGGCACTGTAACGACGCCCGCCACCTGTGAGGGTGTCGGCGAGAAGACCTACAAGTGCCAGAATACCGGCTGCGCAGAGACTAAGACCGAGGAAATCCCAGCACTGGGCCATAAGTACGATGACGGTGTTGTCACCAAGGCTGCTACCTGCACCGAGGATGGCGTTAAGACCTTCACTTGCCTGAATGATAAGAACCACACCTACACGGAACCTGTTCCTGCGACTGGACACGCTTGGGACGCTGGTGTTGTAACGAAGGAACCGACCTACGAAGAAGACGGTGAGCGCACCTATACCTGCCAGAATGACAAGACCCATGTGCATAAGGAAGTGATTCCTGCACTGGGCTATACCTTCACGGAAACTGTCGTTTCTCCTACTTGCACCGAGGACGGTTACACACTGCACACCTGCAATGAGAATCCCGCAAAGACATATCAGGATACGCCTGTTGCTGCGCTGGGCCATCAGTATAAGGAAATCACTACTCCCGCTACCTGTGGCGCTCCTGGCAGCGTAGACAATGTCTGTGAGCGCTGCAACGATAAGCAGCATGTGAAAGACCTTCCTGCAACCGGTGAGCATCAGTGGAATGAGGGCGTTGTAACGAAGGAGCCGACCGCTACCGAGACCGGCATCAAGACCTTCACCTGCACTGTTTGTAGCGCAACAAAGACCGAAGATATCGTCAAGGTACATACCCACGATTACACGCGCCTTGGCGAAATCATCGAGGGACCTTATTGCGTGACTGAAGGCAAGCGTTGGATGTACTGCAGCTACGAGGGGTGCAACGAAAGAGTGTTGATGCCTGTGCCCGCTATCGGTTACCATGATTGGGACACCGAGCACACCGAATGCCTGAAAAAGGCTACCTGCACCGAGAAGGGCACCATGCTGATGCACTGCAAGCGCGATGTTTCCCATACCATGACCTACGACTACGGCGGTACAGGTCACATCTGGGATGAGGGCGTCATCACCACCCCGCCTACTTATGAAGAGTACGGTGAAAAGACTCTGTATTGCAAGAACTGCGATGCGACCAAGACCGAAAAGGTCCTGCCCACCAAGTACACCTTCACCGTTACCGTTGTCCCGCCGACTTGCACCGAGGACGGCTACACGATGCACAAGTGCAATCAGGATGACAGCCTCTCCTACAAGGACAACATTGTACACTCCACCGGTCACCATGCCGCTAAGCGTGTCATAGAGCCTACCTGCAAGGAAGAGGGTCGCACCGAAATCTACTGCATCGTCTGCGGTGATGTGAGCAGCACTTTCGATTTCACGCCCAAAAAAGACCACACTTGGGATAAAGGTGTTGTGACTACTGAGCCCACGGCTGAAAAAGAAGGCGTCAAGACCTATACTTGCAAGGTTTGCAATGAAACGAAGACTGAGACCATCCCACGTCTGAACGGCAGCGGCAAGTAAGCTGTGAGCCTTTCAAATCAGTTTACGGTGTATCCTATTTGTACGCCGTCGAGATAGCTATCAGGAATTGCTGAATAAGATATTAAAATAAAGGGGTGATCGATGCCCGTCTGGGCAAGTGCCAAAAATTTTGGCAAATTCTGTGCAACCTGCAGAAGCTAATGGATATCATTGCAAAGTAACGCGAAATGCGTTACAATAAAGTTGAGGCGATAACCATGGAAAAAACGATGACACTTAACCTTCGCGTCAACCCTACTGTCAAGCAGCAGGCCGAAGATGTGCTGAAGCAGCTCGGTATCCCAATGGCAACGGCCATTGATATGTACCTGCGCCTGATCACCATGACTGGCGATATTCCCTTCTCACTGTCCCTTCCAAAGGCTCATGCGGCTTTGAACGCTGACACCATGACCGATGACCAACTCCATGCAGCCTTGCAGGTGGGCATCAAGAAAATTCAGAATGGTGATACTGTGGATGCCGCAAGCGCATTTGCACAGTTCAGTGAACAACACAGATGAAGCAGTATGACGTGAAAATTTCCCGTGCGACACTCAGTGATATGGAGCAGATTTACAGCTACATTGCCGACCGTCTGCTGGAGCCTGACACGGTTATGGGGCAGTATAACCGCATTGCTGAAGCCATCCAATCGCTGAACATCCTGCCAGAACGCTGCGCGCTGGTGGAAAGCGAGCCGGAGCGCACCCAAGGACTGCTGCAGATGTTAGTGGACAACTACTCGGTGTTTTACATTGTGGGCGAGGATACCGTGTCGGAGGCTCGTGTGCTGTACAGTGCATCTGACCTTGTGCGCCGCCTGCGGAGAATGAAGTGAAAGGGGTGTTTGCATGACCGCCGTAATTCGGCTTAGGAATTTCATTTTAAATCGTCTATACTCTGCTCGCCTCTATCATGTATTGTACAATTTTGTAGCCCGTTTGTATGGGATTTAAGAGGCCGCAAGTTCGACTCTCGCCACTCGGATCAGAGATGGCTGTCAAGGTCAACAGGAGCGTCAAATCCGAATGGATTTGACGCTTTTTTGTTTTTACGGCTTCAATCGCGGTAGTGCCTGTTTGAGGGGTAAGCGCTCTATCTATGCTCTTGCGCAAGAACGGGAGCGGAAACACTGCACATGTCAAATCTGGGTGACTATGATTATGGTGAGGACACTTTTGAAGACCCAGAGTATGAAATAGTTGAAGAAGAGTAAAATAAAGCTCCTCACTGCTGATATAATTAAATCCTGCAGTGAGGAGCTTGTGTGTGCGGGCTTAAGGAAATCTGGTCCCGAAGCAAAGTCATCAATTATTTAGCAAAACACCCCCAGTAGAGGTAGGCTCTCTACGGGGGGTGTTTTGCTATCTTCATTTGTTAAGAAAAAATTCGAACAAAAAATGAACGACATTCTATGGATGGTTACTGAGCGATGCCGAGCGTGCTATACATGACGGCTTTAGACCAGTATTTTCTACCATCGGTGTCGTAGATATTCGTACACACAATCTTACCATCGTAAGGGGTCATGGCACTATAGTAAGGAACCTCGTCGTTACGATACGCGGCCAAGGAACCATCTTCTTCGCAGTAGATACCATAGTAGCCTTTGCCATCATTATAGACGGTAAACTGGATTTTTGCAGAGTGGTCAGCAATGATAAAAAAATACCCTTTTCCGCCACTTTTTAGGCTTGGAACTTCTGATAAATTGACAATTTCATCATAGCGTTCTTTAAGATTGGTGAGAAGTTGTTTGTCCACAATTAACGGCAAAGGGCTTCCGTCTTTAGAAGCAACGGTAAACGAAGAATAAGCATTTTGTGCTGCAAATTCATCGGTTGCATACAAAGAAGACAACTCAGTCTGCGCCGCCTGAGTCAACATTCGTGTCTCAGCGATGACCTCGTTTTTCTTCGCCTTGTCGATGTAACCGGTTAATGCCGGAATCAAGAGGGCAGCAAGAATTGCCAGAATGACCAGCACGACAATAAGCTCCACCAAAGTGAAGCCGCGACGTTTATTGTTTTTGCCATAAACACAATTTCCTTTCTGGATTACCGCCCATACGCGAGGCACTGTAATCGTTGATTTTCTATATTATAACAAAAGTGCCCCAAAAAGTCTATATCCGATATCGTCCAAGGAGGGATGACCATTATCAATCAAGTATAATTGATTGCGTCGATAAAATGAGTGCGGGAATAAAAACCTGAAATAAATACTGGAATATAATTCTCTTGGAATTTCAACAAAGTTCGACAGAAAAAGAGTGAAAACACGTTGAAATTGTTTGTCTGAAGGTTGTATTGTAACTGATGCGGACAAATGTAGTATGATACGGATTATTCAACTGGATGCGGATAGTAAATTAAATACAGTCAGTATGAAGGCTACCTAAGAAGTCTTTTTTGGCTTCTCTGGTGGCCTTCTTTATAAACCACATGCGGGAATTGTGAAATTTATATTTACGATTCCCAAATCACCTAAGTGACGCAATCCATTGTAACTGAGGGGATAGGTGATTTTGTGGTGAAACTGCTTAGTTACGCTCGGAGCAGGGGACCTCCTAGATGTGATTTGACCGAAACAATTCAAATCGCAATAGGAGGTCAAAATGACTGAATTAGAAATGTATGAACTTTGGCGCACACTTCGTTTAAGGGCTAATTATAATCAGCTTAACCAGACGATAGAAAAGAACTGGCTTAGTAATTCGTTCAACAGCCATATCCTTGATTTGTTAGACAAAGAGGAAATTAAATACAGGTCGGAGAAACGTCTCCTTGGATATAGGAACAAGGGGAAAAGGCGACTTGCTGGTAATGCAAATCAGCCGATTATTATCAATATTGATGATGTGGCTGATGTCATTGATGTTCGTGCGGAAGATGAATTCGCTCGAGTAGAGCTTCTGGTATCATTGAAGCAGGAATTGGAAAGGCTCTCACCCAGAGAGCTAATGATTATTCGTACTTATTTTGATTATCCTATAGAGGTTGTGGCGAGGAAGCTTAAGGTTAGACCCAACACGATTTCTAAGGCACGAAGAAAAATTGCAAGAGAATTGAGAAAGAAGCTGGTATGAGATGAAAAGGGAAGAACTGTGGACTCCATCTGCAAGGCGGTTTGAATGCCTGCTCAAGGCTGCGCAGAATGGCGACTATAACGCATACATGAGTTTGATGGCGAGGTTTTTCAAAGTAATGGATGACAAAGCAAGGAATAACTACTTGCGCGATTACGAGATGTTTACGGCACTGGTTGAACGGGTCTCAGAAGGAATCTTTGGTTTCAGTTCTGAAGATGCGTATCAGCGTGAATTGAACAAGGAAAAACACCCGTCAAAGAAGCGGAAGAAGTTCGGACGCAGGTGATGATCTGAGCGTAAGTAATTAATATTGATTCAAATGAAAACAGATTGCTGCAAGCGCAGCAATCCGCTTTTATTTGAATCGGTTTCGTTTTAAGCGAAATTTAAATCATGTACCAATTGACTGTTACATATAACAATCTATCGATTTTAGCCTCATTCACCTTATGAACAAGGTTGTATTTGTAAAATGTGCTGAATTTGTGTACTTGTATAATTAAAATGAATCCGATTTGTTGATAAATGTCGAATTGTGTGCTATTATATCAATACATATATTGGCAAAATATTGCGTTGGTAGACTGCTGAATTGTGCTAAGGATTTTCCATGAGTAATTTGTGGAAATGCCATTTGCTGCTCAAAACCGCTTTTCCTGATTTCAATTGCAGTATTGAAAATAATATATGTGTAAAGAAGAACGAGGAGTAAGAACATGACAAGGTTTAGGCATGACTTGATTTTGCGGATGATAAAGCTGTTAGATGCTGTGCTTGTGACGATACCATTTGCAATGTGTTGGTATCTATACTATGCTAAGCGCGTTGCATCGCCGTACTACGCAAAGGGCGATTACTTGGTCGTGGCACTGTTCTTTGTGCTGTTCATCATCTTTGGGCGCGTATACGACGCCTTTCTGATGTCGATGCAGCGTATCTCCGAAATCATCTACGAGCAGTTTTTGGCGGCCGCGGTCAGCGACTTTATCATGTATATCGTGATTTGGCTACTGTCCAAGCACCTGCCCAACATTCTTCCTGGCGTGGCAGCTCTTGTGGGGCAGGTTATTATGGCCTCAATTTGGGCTTATAACGCTCACCACGCCTACTTTAAAACCTTCCCGCCGCAGGCCACAGCTGTTATTTATGATATCAGACGTGGTATGGAGCAGCTGATTGGTAAGTACGGTCTAGATGCCAAGTACAAAGTGGTCTCCACAGCTACGGCGGGGGAGTGCATCGAGAATCTTTCCATGCTGGACGGCATCAACACAGTGTTTTTAAGCGGCATCCACAGCCATGATCGGAATATTATTCTGAAATACTGCGTAGAAAACAACATTACTGTATTTGTAGTACCACGCATCGGTGACACCATTATGTCCGGTGCACATCACATGCATATGTTCCACCTGCCGATGCTTCGTGTTGGCCGGTATAATCCTCAGCCGGAGTATCTGTTTGTAAAACGACTGCTGGATATTGTCATTTCTGCTATTGCGCTTGTAATTCTGAGTCCAATCTTCCTTGTGACGGCTATTGCCATCAAAGCAACGGATCACGGTCCAGTATTTTACAAGCAAATTCGTTTAACGAAGGATAGCAAAGAATTTGGTATTCTAAAATTCAGAAGCATGCGGGTCGATGCTGAAAAGGACGGCGTCGCCCGTCTTTCCAGCGGCGAAAACGATGATCGCATCACGCCCGTTGGCAAAATCATTCGTGCTTGCCGCGTTGATGAATTGCCGCAGCTTATAAATATCTTGAAGGGTGACTTGAGCATCGTCGGCCCCCGTCCGGAGCGCCCTGAGATTGCAGCTCAGTACTGTGAGGAAATGCCGGAATTCTCCCTGCGCCTGCAGGCCAAAGCCGGTTTAACTGGGTATGCCCAGGTTTATGGCAAGTACAATACTACTCCTTACGACAAACTGACTATGGATTTAATGTACATAGCTCATCCGAGCATTGTCGAGGATCTCAAGATCATGTTTGCGACAGTGAAGATTCTGTTTATGCCTGAAAGCACTGAGGGAATTTCCGAGGGCCAAACCACGGCTATGAGTGGAGAAAACCATTGATTTATCGCGATTTCTGGCTGATTTCTGGATCTGAGAATTGACACTTTTCCAGAATGTGCGGTCAGGAATAAACAAGGGGTTTCGATGACAACATCATCGAGATTTTCAACCCGGTCATGGAGATGCTATCAGGCACAAATACTAGGGCTCTCGGTGAAAAGGCTCGGTGCTGTCGGGCATAAACTCAAGGACTCCCGTAGCGATATGAGTGAGGTCAGGCATAAATACATGGATTCTCGTGACGAGATGATGGTGTCATCAGGAATGAAGACAGAGACTCCCGTGACGATTAAAATGGTGCCATAACATGAGCAAAGGGCACCGATTACCGTTGTGTCAAAAATGGTGCGATTTTGAGCGTAGTGGAGGCTCAATGCAGCGGTACAAGACATAGCGGCAGTGTGGCTCACACTGCTGAGGACGATTAGTAGAGCTTTATAAGGAATAAACGGCTCGGGCTCTTGGAGAATGAGTCTGGGCTGTTATTTGTGGGAGAGAGGAAATAAGAATGATGGCAGGCAAGTATGATGACTACTCAGTACTGATGTCAGTATATGTTAAGGAAAAACCGGAATATCTGAAAACCAGCATGGAAAGTATGATGAACCAGACTGTGCCAACGAATGACTTTGTACTTGTCTGTGATGGTCCACTGAATCCAGAACTTGATGCTGTTATTGAGAAAATGCAGCAGAAGTACGGCAGTGTTCTTCACGTTGTTCGTTTTGAAAAGAACGGTGGTCTGGGGCACGCTCTTCAGGTAGGCGTGAAGGAGTGCCGCAATGATTTGATCGCTCGAATGGATAGTGACGATATTAGCCGCCCTTATCGCTGTGAGAAGGAACTGCAGGTTCTAATGGCGCATCCGGAGATTAGTATTGTCGGTGGTGTTATTGAAGAATTCTCCACTACGCCAGATGTAGTTGATGCAAAGCGTGTTGTACCAGAAACCAGCGAAGAAATCGTTGAATTCTCGAAGAAGCGAAATCCGTTCAATCACCCTTCTGTAATGTATCGTAAGAAGGATGTTTTGAGAGCTGGCAACTACTCTGATGTCAGATACATGCAGGACTATTACCTGTGGGTTGATATGTTGATTGCCGGTATGAAAGGATACAACATTCAGGAACCGCTCGTGTGGATGAGAGCAGATAGTAATCTTTTCAAACGTCGTTCTGGAAAACTCTATGTCGAAATTCAGGTAAACCTATTTAAGAAAATGCGGGATGCCGGGTACATTACATATCCGCAGTATTTGAAGTCGGCTGCCATTCGTGTTTGCTCGGCTTCTGCGCCAAACTGGCTGCGTCGGTTTATGTTTAAGAAAGTGCTGAGAAAGTAAGCCACGGAGGAGAATAACTGTTATGGGGTTAGAGCAGAAAATTAATCAACAGCTTAATAAGTATCCGGCAGTTAAAAGAACTGTCAAAAGTGTATATCAGCATACGATGTACGCACTTTCTTCCAAGACTGACCATGAGGGAAATGTGGTTCGTTTGTCGCCGAATGATTCGGAACATGAGTACTTCTTTGGGTATTACGATAAGTCTCCGTGGGATGCATCCGGGCGATATGTGCTGTGCCTGAGAGCAAACGATACATGGACGAGCGTGGCACCAAAGGAACCGGCAGAGATTCTTCTTATTGATACCGCGCAGAATAATAAAGCTACAAAGATTGCAACAACACATTCGTGGAATGTACAGCAAGGCTGTATGGCACAGTGGCTTGGACCGAAATTTGACAGTGAAATTATTTATAATGACTTTCGCAATGGAAGATTTGTGTCGGTCGTTTTGAATGCTTTTACTGGCGTAGAGCGTGTGCTGAAGATGCCTGTGTATAGTGTTGCAGCAGATGGAAGTTTTGCTTTGACACTTGATTTCACAAGGCTGCATCGTCTGCGCCCGGGATATGGCTATTCCAATGTGGAAGAAGCGACCAAGAATGAAAAAATTCCAGATGCAGCTTGCATTTGGAAACTGGATATCGTAAATGATACCGTTACACCAGTTCTGAAATATTCTGATTTTGCGACCTTTGAACCTCGCAAGGAAATGGCAGGTGCGGAGCATAAGGTGAATCATATTATGATTTCGCCGAATGGAAAACGCTTCATGGTACTGCATCGTTGGTTCAATGGAGATCGAAAGTATAGCAGACTTGTTACGGTAAACGTTGATGGTACTGAAATGTATAATCTGAGCGATGATGATATGGTAAGCCATTGCTATTGGAAAGATGACCAGACTATCATCGCTTTTGAAAATAAGAAGAAAACGGGTGCGGGCTACTATTTGATGAAAGATAAGACGCCTGATTACTGTCTGTTGTGGTCGCACATCAGCTCGGATGGACACCCAAGCTATTCACCGGATAGACGTTTGGTGGTAACTGATACATATCCAAACAGGAAGCGTATGGCAATACTGAAGGTTCTAAATGAGGACTTCAATATTGTAGTCGCTAAGGTATTTGCACCCTTTAAATATGACAACGATACAAGATGTGATCTTCATCCTCGTTGGAGTCGTGATGGAAAGAAAATCTGTTTTGACTCTGTATTTGAGGGGCATCGTGGTCTTTATATGGTTCCGCTGGATGACATTAAGTTCGCTTACAGTGATACAGTTGGAACGAAGCTGGCTAAACCGAAGAACAGCAAGAAAAGAATCAAGATCGTATATTTGATGACTGCTTGCAAGAAGTGTGGTCCTACGCAGCAGACGTTGAATATAATCAAAAACCTTGACCCAGAAGAATTTGATCCAATCCTTATCACCTTGTACGATGAAGAAGCGGACAGCAGAATGGCAGACTATCTTCCATATGTATCGGCTCATTATTTGGTGAAAACCGGAAAAAAGAGCATCATGCTTGGAAAAGATGGCGCATTGCGGAGAAAGTTGGAAGAACTGCAGCCAGATATTATTCACACTGTCGGCGTATTCCCAGATTATGCTGTGAGCCAGATTGCGAAGTATAAGCAGATTCACACGCTGAGAAACTATGTGTACGATGACTATCCCGCGAAGTTTGGAAAAGTTAAAGGAATTATTCTGGCAAAGATGCAGCTGTCGGCAATGAGAAAGAGTGATAAAACAATTGCTTGTTCTGAAAGTCTGACGAAAATTTATAAAGAGAAGCTGAATCTTTCTTTCGATTTTATTCGTAATGGTGTCGACATCGAACAGTATACAATGCCTACCGCAGAACAAAAAAAGAGTATCCGTAAAGAACTGGGACTACCGGAAGATGCATTTATCTGGGTTTATACTGGGCAGTTCATTGAACGGAAAAACATTCCTTTCCTGCTGGAACACTACACAGAGAAATTCGGAAACGATGAGCGTTCCTATATGCTGTTACTTGGTGGCGGTCCTGAGCTGAAGTCATTGTCTGAAAGATATGCTGATAACCCTCGCATTGATTTCCGTGGCAGTGTATCGAACGTGAACTATTATCTCAAGGCTTGCGATGTTTACGTTTCGACCAGTAAATCAGAAGGACTTCCTAATGGTGTGTTGGAAGCTATGGCGACAGGTCTTCCGGTTGTTCTTTCAGACATTGAACAACACAAAGAAATTTTTGAAGTTGATGATAAGATCGGAAGGCTTTATCGCCAAGAAGATGGAAATGACTTCGCAGAAAAACTAGAGCAAATGTATCATGGAAATGTAAGCGAAGCTGGTAAGGCTGCTTATGATTCGGCGCATGAAAATTTTAGCTCGGTAAAGATGAGCAGAAAATATCAAGCAGTATACAAGGAAATCGTAGGATAAGAGGATAGGAAAATGGCAAAGAGTATAAAGAACTTTATTGAGAATCCAGGCTTACTCTTTATTTCACTGGGTCATCGCGGCTGGTTCCATTGGATGGATGATGAAACCTATTTGAAGATTGCATACCGAGTTAAGATGGAGAAAAAGCTGAATCTTGATCCTCCAGTGACTTTTAACGAAAAGCTGCAGTGGCTAAAACTTCATGATCGTAGACCTGAATACACAACGATGGTCGATAAGTATGAAGCTAAGAAATGGGTCGCTGATCGTATCGGGGGGGGGTACGTCATACCGACCCTCGGTGTATGGGAACATTTTGATGAGATTGACTTTGACAAATTGCCAAACCAGTTCGTCCTGAAATGCACTCATGACAGCGGTGGTCTGGTAATTTGCAGAGATAAGAGCCAGTTTGATAAAGAAGCAGCGCGTAGGAAGATCGAAACCTGTTTGAAACACAATTTTTTCTGGGGACAGAGAGAGTGGGCATATAAAGCTGTACAACCTCGCATTTTAGCAGAGGTATATATGGAAGACGAGACGGCTAGGACGATGGGAAGTAAAGGACTTACGGATTATAAGTTTTTCTGCTTTAATGGGACTCCAAAATTCGCTTACGTTTCGTGCGGACTGGAAAAACACGAAACCGCACAAATTAGCTTTTTGGATATGAGTTGGTGCTTTACGGATTTTCGAAGAAGTGACTATAAGCCGTTAAGTATGATTCCTCCAAAGCCATCGCAGTTTGATGCAATGAAGAATATGGCTGTGCGTCTTTCAAAGGATATACCATTTGTCAGAGTGGATTTATACGAGGTTGAGGGCAAAGTCTATTTCAGCGAAATGACGTTTTATCCATGCAGCGGCTTCCTTCCATTTGAACCAGAAAAGTATGATAGGGCTTTAGGTGATGAGATAATCATCTGATGCTTATGGATAGAAAGGAATAAAATGAAAATAGTATTTTTAATGCCGCAGTCATTTCCATATGGGATAGCCTATTCTTCTCGGGCTCAGAATTTTTGCAGGGCATTGTTATCCAAAGAGCATGAAGTCGATATAATATGTGATTATTTAAGCGATGAGAGATATAAGCTGCAAGACAATATCGGCAAATTTGAAGATACTAGATTTTTCTATTTACATGAGAAAAGAAATAAAATAGATAGGGTGTTGGTCCCATCTCAGATATCTCATGCACTTGAAAAATATATACAGACCGAGCAGCCGGATTTGATTATATCAAGTTCGGCGTATGATAGATTTCCAAAGATTTTGAAAGTTGCACGAAGATATAAGATTCCAATTATTTTAGAAAGCTGTGAAAAATATGATGCGTCTAATTGGAGATTTGGAAAACTAGATTATAGGTATTTCCAATTTCACCGCTGCTGGAATCGCTTCTATCCAAAGGTTGATGGAGTAATTGTAATCAGCCGGTTTTTGGATAATTTCTATAAAAGTTGTAATTTAAAAACATTGAGAGTTCCAACAATCTTAGATATTCAAAATACTGAAAGCCGTCTGGCTTGTACGGATATGCCACAGGTGACATTTTGTTTTGCGGGGACGCTTGGAGGCGGAAAGGATCGATTAGCTGAATTCATTCTTGCGATGCATGAAGTGGAAACCAATGAAAAGAGAACCCCAATTTTAAATATATATGGTCCATCTAGGCAACAAGTTGAAAATCAGTTGGGGGATAAAAGCAAAGTACTTGAAGCTCTTGGAAATAGAGTGAACTTCTTTGGGCGTATCTCACAGGAAAAGGTTGCAGCCGCAGTCCGAGCGAGTGATTTTAGCCTTGTTCTCAGACCTGTAAGAGAATCCTCAAATGCAGGTTTTCCAACAAAGTTGGCAGAGAGTATGGCCGTTGGAACACCAGTCATAGCAAATCTTACTGGTGATGTTGGTTTGTATGTGGAGGACGGACACAACGGCATAATATGCGAGACGGAATCTTTAGCTGATGTGAGTTGTACGCTAAAGCGTGTTCTAAATCTAAGTAATACAGAACTAGAGTCTATGCGATCCGCAGCAAGAAGAAAAGCAGTGGAATCTTTCGATTTTAGAGCTTACGCAGAACAATTAAATGTTTTTATTCATGATGTAGTCAATGGAGGATCACGAGATGGCATTTAATATACCGGTTGTTCTTTTGATTTTCAGAAGAGACAAGGTAACGCAGATTATTGACCGTTTAAGAGAGATACAGGCGAGCAAAGTATATCTCATGGCGGACTATGGTAGAAACAAAAATGAGATTGAGCAAGCGGAAGCCTGTAGAAAAGCTGCCGAGCAGGCAATCGACTGGAATTGCGAAGTTATAAAAAACTATGCGACTGAAAATAGAGGCG